AAATTTCCATTATCAAAAGCTCTCTTTACATAATCAGCTCCCATAATTTCTACCATACTTTCTAATGAAGATACTGAAGGATCTACATCTTGGTCAAAAGTTCTCCAAATCTCTGTAACTGGAATAGAACCGTCAGCATTCATTCCTCCTTTAAGCATTAAATCTGCTCTAGAAGAAATTGAATAGTGAACGTGTGCTTCAGCTCCTCCTACAAAGTTGTAGAATTCTCTGAAACCTGTTCCTGTTGTAAGATCTGAAAATCTTTCACCGTACTCTCCTCTTGCAGAACCTTTTCTGAAGAATTTAGTACCTGATTTTAAATAAGCATCTTTTAAACCTTGTGTGTTATTACTATTAACAATTTGAACAGTATAAACAAATCCGTCACCTGATGGTAAAATGTCATCAGCTGTAACGTAAAGTTCAATACCATTATACTTGTCATAAGTAATAATATCACCATGTCCAAAAGCTCTTTTATTTAAAAGAATTTTGAATGTTTGACCATCTATACCTCTTGCTGTACCAGCAGCGTCTACTACGCCGTCTATTACACCTAAAGAATAAGGAAGGTCTTGTGCAATAGGAGTTTGCCATTTATACTCACCTCTAGCATTGTCAACCATGATAGTATTCTGACCACCAAATGAAGCCATTTGATACAAAGGCATTTCTACCTTTTGTGTCATAGCCCATAAATCTACAGGACCCATATCCATAGGTTCAGCAGATCCTAACATTGCTGTTAAGTGGTAAGAATCAACATGAGAACTAGCCTTGTAGTTTGTATCTCTTAGGAAAATCCCATTATTTAAAACTGGTGTTGCCATAATTGATTGTTGTTAATTGATTAATATTCTTGTTAATTGTTATACTTTTTTAGGTCTATAATAAATAGCCTACTGTTATGTTAAATTTGCCTGATGAACCGTTATAGTCTGCATCTGCAATATTGATTCCAATAGCTGCATTAGACGTAGTGTCAATGTATAGACGACCAACATTAGCGTCTGTTACATAACCTGCACCTCCTTGTAAACTACCAAGAGCTATATTACCTGTAATAGTTACACCTCCAGCAGTTATAGTAGTTACAGCAGCTCCACCACTAGTGATGTTCTCTACTTTTTCTATAATTACGTCAGTGATTGTAGCACCTTTAGGTACATTATCAGTTACAGCTAAAGTAACTGCTCCTTGAGACTGCCCATCTGTATGGTCATATTGTGCTTTGACAAAATATTTTTGTGGATTTCCCATGATTAAAAATTATTTAAGTGTTAATATTCTAGTTAATTATTTGTTTTTACATTCTTTTAAAAATATTATTTCCTCTTGGTATTCTTCTAGGAGCTTTTTTCCTAGTAGCAGCTTCTTCTTTCTCTTGTACTGCTGAAGAAACTTTATTAGCTTGTGCAGATTTTAATTTTCTAACTGTATCTGCTACTGCTTTGTTTTCTCCTTTCTTCATTATATTACTCTTATATCCTTTTGGATCTGCTAGTAACCATAATGCTTCTGTTATCAAAGGATAGTTTGGTTCTACAAACTGATACTTTTCTAACAAATGTCCCAATAGGTTTGTGTTCTTTCCACTAATTGATGGATATGCTGGATTTACTAAACCATTGTATAATAAATTCTGCGTTCTCTTGTCTACTTTAACCTCTCCTACTTTTCCATCTTTTAATGTGTTGTACACATTCTGCATATAATTTTTAGATGCTTGTGCTTGCTTTCTTTTCTTCATTTCTTGCTCTTGAAGTTTTCTAGCAATTACTTTCTCTTGCATCTTATCTAACTTTGGTTTAAACTTTAAAGCTTGTTTTTCAAGTTTTCCTAAGTCTTTCCAAACATCTATTTCTTCTTCAATCTCTTCTGCTGTTCCGAAACCTGTTGCTCCCAAAAAGTCTCTTACAATCTTTTCTTGATCTTTTTCTTTCTTAGGATTTAATTCTCTTACTTCTTCTACATGTGATAATGCACCAAATAAGCCTTTTAAATCTTTACCTCCGTCAGCTACATATCTTGCAGCTACTTGTAATTCTTGTGGCAAACTGTCAAAGAACTGTTTAGGAGTTTCTCTCCTTACTGCTCTTGCTCTTTCATCTAAGTTAGCTTGAATTAATTCTTGCCAATCCTTAGCTGTGTATTCATCTAACTCTTTTCCATCATCAAAAGCTAATAGTTTTTCTTCATCTATTAACTTTTTAAATACATCAGATACACCTTCAATCTTCCTTCTCCCTCTTTTCTTTTGTTCTACTTGCTCCTCTTCTACTTCATCTTCAACTCCTAGAACTTCATCTATATTTACAGGATCTTTTTTTGCTTCAACTTTTACCTCTTCTACCTTTTCTTCTACCTTTTCTTCTGTTTCTTCTGTCTCTGCTTTTGTTTCTTCTTTTACTTCTGGAGTTTTATCTATAAAAGAAACATCTACATCCTTTTTTTTGCTAAAAATATTTGGTTTTGCTGGTTCTTCCGGTGTTGTTATTGATTCACTTCCAGGAGCTCCTCCAAATATTTCATCTAAGTTGACATCTACTTTTTCAACTTTAGTTTTTTCTACGGTTTTATTTTCTTCTGCCATAATTCTTTGGTTTTAATTATTACTACATTAATAATATAATAAAAAGTTTTTAGTAAACTTCAAAAATTTTTTATTTTAAATTAGATTTTTATCAGTATATAGCTATCTACTATTTTTCTTCCTTTTTATCAGGATTTTTAACGTCATATCTATTTTTATTCTCTTTTGCTATTTCTAATTTAGTATTAGCTATATCACGTTGTGCTACTATCTTTTCTCTATCTAATGCTGCTTTATTATTACTTATAGCTGTATCTCTCATATTTTTCTCTCTTGCCATGTTCATTTTCTCTCTAAATTGATCTCTTGATGCTAAAGTTTTCTCAGCTTCATTAAAAGTTTTAGCTAAATCTTGTTGTGTTACATCATCATCCATTCTTGTTGTTCTGATCTGTGCAACTGCAACATCTTTATCACGGTCAGCTTGATTCTCTTGTGCTTGAAATTCACGTTCAGCAGCTTTCTCTTGAGCTTGAGCTTGAAGTTGTTCTTGCTGCATTTGTTGTTGTTGTTCCATTTCTTGTTGTCTTTGTGACATTTGTTTATCTTCAGCACCCTTTAATATAGTAGATACTTCAGCAATAGAGTCTGCTTTTATAATATTTCCTAAATCAAAGATGCTTGCTCCAGTAGTATTATTAGATATTGCTAATTGTTTTAACTGTTCTAAAGTAGCTCTATGATTTGATTTAGTAGTACAAAATATATTAAAGTCACGCATTAATAATTCTGTTCCATTTATTTGAAAGTTAACTTTTTCTGCTTCACTAGATATGTAGTTTAATCTTACACTTGGTTTTGTACTATGATAATACTGAGAAAGATCAGTTCTCATTTTGTGTACTCTTGGCATAAGATTATCTGAATGTTGAATAAAATACATTTCAGTTTGTGAATATGAAGATTGTACAGCTTGTTGCACACCAGTTGCAGTTTGTCTAGCTATTTCTTGACCCATTCTTTGAGGATTTACACCAATAGCTTCAAATGCTTGATTTTTAAAATGATTTGCTAACTGTATTCTAGACATTAGCCTATTAGTTTGTTCAAGATTTAATGTTTGATAATGATTAAAGTTTGTAGCATTTTCTGTATTAGTTATAGAAGTATCAAGTGGTAACATACCAAAGTCTTTCATTGCTACATATGCTTTTGCATAATTATTCTTACCCCAATCTTCTCCCATAGAATGACGCGGTAATGCATTCTGATCAAACATAATAACTGTACCAAGTTCATCTACAAGTATATCAGCTATTTGATTATTTACCATATTATAACCAACTTGGTATGCTTTCATTAAATCTACTAAAGAAGTAGATCTAGTATTTCTATCAGAAAATACTCTACCTTCTACTGGTAGTTTACAACCATATAAATTATTATCCCCTTTAAATTGAAACTCAACTCTACCTGGAGTTGACTTATTTATACCTATATAAATTGGATTTACATTATTTTCATCAACTTCTGACATATATGATGTAGGTAAGTTTGGCCCTATTTTTACACCACCCCATACTTCATTAATCCATATCCAATCTACATGTTCTCCCTGTACTAAATTATCTCTAGTTTTTTGTTTAAATAGATTTGTATTGTATACAGGTTCTTCTGTTTGTTTCCAGTGCTCATCAATTATATGTTGCTGAACAGATCCATCATCCATAACTCTAGTTAAATGGCCAAGCTTTCTTTGTGTTTTCCAATATGCTGTAGTAACTCTCATTAATGTACTATCACCCCACATTGCATAATCTTCACCCTCTCCTAATATGTAATCTACAATATCAGATCCTTGTGAAGTATGATTATAGTTACTCATAAACTGTCTAAAACCTAAAGATGGTGAATCAGTATTCCACTTATGAGATTTTGTAGGATCATAAAATGTACCATCATTTTGATAACCTGTTAATTGATATCTTGCTGATTTAGCAGGATGTATTTCTTGTAATGATTTTAATTGTTTCTCTGTCATTAAATATCCAAAACAATCTATAACATCTGATACTGTCATCATCTCACACTTACCTACATAGTTACCATCTGATATATATCTTGTATCTGGAGACTTTTGATAAAATGTTAACGCAGGATTCCATAGCTCTACCTCATAATCATCTTCCATCATTCTAAAATGCCAAAACTCTCTATCACAAATAAGCATATCTCTAAAACCTCTTTCCTCTAACTCTTGCATTTTAAATCTTTCTTCATCTACTTTTAATTGATGACTGGCCCATTCTTCAACTAAACTTCTATAGTCTTTTTGAAAAAATTCTTCTATCTCAGGTAATGATTTTAAATTTTCTGGTTGCAATTGCTGCTGTGCTTCTTCTGATCCTACATCTACACCCATCTTAGCCATTTCTGACATTATCTTTATCTTAGCATCTGCAAGTAAATTTTCTTCTATCATTATTCTTTTTTCTTCTATCATTTCATTATATGATAGATCATCTACTGCTCTAAATTGTACTCTAGAATATCTTTTAGAAAACTCTCCAGATAAAACATTAATTACATTTGGGATAATAGGGTAAAATTTTAACTGTAATGCAGAACTATCTTCTTGTGTTAAAACATCCATTAGATCTTTATACTCATTATCTTCTTCTATTACATAATCAGTTTTATCTATAATACCTTTTGCAAGCTTATAATTTTTAAGAATTTTACGCGCATTATTTCTTAACTGCATCATACCTTGATTTTCTAACCAATCTAAGTTCCAAGCAGCCCAATTATTATTTTTCTTTTTACTTGATAAAAACTGAACAGGTTGTGTCAAGTTAAGACCAGAAGGATAGCCAGAAGATTTTACTTTAGCACCTTGCTTTAATTGTAATGCATTATATACTTTCATACTTATTATTTCTTAATTGTATACTTGATTGACACATCAGTGTAAGAAGAATTAGTTGTCCAAGATATATTAACCATTGTAGGTGTACTGTTCCAGTATTTCATTATTTTATATTTTTAAATGCTGATTTCTTAAATTTTTTACCTCCTAATCTGCGTTTATTACGCCCTAAATTTCTAAAAGGACTACTAGATAATTTATACAAATTTTTAGACTTTTCCAAGCTATCTGCTGACTTATCCTTTTCTCTGTGCTTTAAATAACCTCTATTAGACTGTTGTATTTTTGCAAATGCTATCAATGCAGAAAAAGCTACAAGTCTATCCACGTTAAGACCAGGGTAATACTGTCTCATTTCTATTAGTAACATTTTGTCTGGTATTCTTGATACTCCTAACGTTTGTCCTATAACATTTCCATTAACATCTAGATCTTCATCAATAACCTCTCTTATATACTCTATAGCATAAGATATTAAGTGACTTTTAAATAATGTTCCAGTATTTTTCCAGCCATATTCTTGAAATACATTCTTATTTGATCCTAGATCTTTTAAAAATAAAATTTGTTGTTTTGGTACTAGATATTTTTGTTTTTTTCTAGCTATCATATGTTGAATAAACAATGATATATTATTCTCAACTATAGTCCATGCCTTATACCATTCTATTATAAGCTCTAGTTGTTCATGTGTTTTATTTATATCATCATATCTGCCACACCAAGATGCTACTATTTTATCTTTTTCTATAAATGTTTCTGGTCCATCCGGTGTATTTCTTGTAACCTCAACAGCATTCTTATAAACAAATATACTACATAAAGAATCTGATGTTGTTGTTTTACCCTCTGATACAGGGTCAATAGATGCATAGTACATCATAAACTTTGGATTCTTTACAGGTCTTTCCCATACAACTATAGATCCGGTTTTATCTTCTAATTTTTTCTTAACAGGAAATGTAGTTATAGGTAATTTGTTTGTCTTGCTAGCTTTTATACCATCTTGATCACGTTCTAACTTTATAAACTCATATGCATATTTTTTTTCTTCTATACTTCTTATTTGTTTTTCTAGTATGCTTTGTGGAAATACAGCTTCTTTTCTATAAGCAAATGCTTCTGCAATATTTATTGGTTTTTGTGATATACGTAATTGATACTGTTCTGGTGCTAAATCTTTTTTCCATTCATTTCTTTCTTCAACAATAGCTGTAAGAGCTTCTTGTATCATAGAATTACCGTATTTATCAATAAAGGGCGGCATAGACCATTGTTCTGGTATAAAAAGACCTGCAATACCAATACCTCCCTTTTCATCCATTAGATCTGTTTCTACAGCAAATATATCATTTGCCTGTGGATTAAGTATCATTTCTTTTAATGGGTTGCATTGATCAAGATCACCCACTGATCCTGCAGCAATAAACATACCTGTAGTTATCATACCTGAAGACATTGCTGGTCTAATATACTCATATGTTTGATCCATCTTTGGTGCAATACCAGCCTCTTCATGAAAGAAGTAAGTACAAGGTCCACCTACACCTGTTGTAGCATTCTTTTCAAAAGATGCTCCTTGTATTTTAGACATAAGTCCTTTATTTGTTTTTCTATTATTTATTCTAACTTCTATCTTTTGCTCCCATAATAATACTTTCTCAGGTGTACATGGTCTATACCATGCAGTATGTTCATTAAGAAATGTCTTATATTCATCTAAAAACTTCCAAGAACCTTTATCATTAATATAATCTTTTAGTGATGCTCCCATCTTACATATAGATCCTTCTTCAAACCAAAATTGATTTATAAGTTTAGCCATATGAAAATATGATGATGCTATCTGTCTTTTCTTTAGAATAGCTGCATGTTTATAATTAAGTTCTGCTAGAAGCTCATATATAGCCATATGATATTGTGCATCTCTTACTTTAGCAAAGCCATACTTCTTTTCCTCTTTATCAAATATTGGTAAAAAGTTTAACCACATATAGTAGTCTCTTGTTAGATACCATGTTTCCTTTTTTCCTACGTAAATTACACCATCTCTACACTTTTTCTTTTGATCATTCCAATAATTTATAAAATCTTTAGATCTAAAAGGTTTATCACAATAATATCCCTGCTCATTAAAAATCTTAGCCTCTTTATTAAAGAGATAAGCAGTTTTATCAAAATTATATTGACCTGGCTCTTTAAATAAAACTACTACAAACTTTTTAAACTCATCTTGTGTCTTAAAATCTGTAGTAGTCCACTTATTATCTTTATATGTAGGTATAGATTTATACATCCTCTATAGCCCAAATATCTTGTTGCTTTAATAGAATATGTTCATCTCCCATATGAGATACTTTTACAGGTTGAATAAATTGATTAAATAGAACAACTTCACCTTCATGTATACCTTTAACATCATCTCCAATTGCTACAACTGTTCCTTTGTCTTCTGACTCTTGTGCTGTTTCTGGTATATAAATACCACTACTTGTTTTTTCTTCAGCTTTGTGTCTTATAATTAGGAGCCTGTCTCCTACTGGTCTTATACTTTTCATAGTTTTAAATTTATAATTGATCATATGCTAACCCTTGTCCACCGCGGACAGAGCTTTTTTGTTCATCTTTCATATCATTATATGCTCCTTTAAATGACTGTCTTATTTGGTCAAATTTAGCAGCAGTATTAACTAAAGATGTTAAATTACCATCTCTACCATGTTCTATAGATGTGGTTTCCATATATCTTGCTAATCTATCTAACATTGTTTTAATACCTTTATATGCTCTATATGTAGGTGTTTGATATAACTCTTTACATGTATCTAAACCATGTCTAATTGGTCCATCTTCTGGAGATTCTTCTAATTCTATTTCTTCTATAATCATATCTTCTTTTTCATGCTCAGGCATATTAAAAAATGGATTCATATCAGGATCAGGACACGTCATGTAAAATATATACTGATATATAGATAAATAAGTTTTAGGATATTTATCCATAATAGTCTTTAAAGACTTTAATGTATAGCAGTGTTCAGTAGGAACAACTTTGCCATTTTGTATGTCAAATAATTTTATTAGCATTGTGGATTATCTTTTAACCATTTAATTATACTTTGTACTTCATCTTTTAAATACTTTAATGTATATATTTTAATATCTTCTATGATAGGTTCACCTTGCTCATTCTTTTCTGTAATAGGATATCCATGTTCATTATCACCTATCTTTTTAAATTTTACATGTTGTATTTGTAATTTACCTATTTTTAATTTAGGATTATGTTTTTTTATTATATAAGCATATAAACTTAACTGTAAATTATAATGATTAAGATTACAATCATCTAAATGACTTACAGGATTATACATTTTAGATGTTATACCTTCCCAGTTAGTAAATCCTTTTTCCTTTATTTCTTTATTAGTTTTATAATCAATAATATGTATTTGATTATTAACTATGGTTACTAAATCTGCTTGACCGCATATACCTAAAGATTTAAGATAAACAAAATGTTCTGGATATACACCATCAGAAACTTTTTGATCCGGTGCAATCTTTGTACCGCTACCATCTACTATAGGTCTAACAATAGGAACAACTACCCCATCTCTTTCTATAGTTTTAAATTCACATAAGTTTTTTTCTCTTTGATCATGATACCAATTACCAAGTTCAATAGCTCTTTGAGATTCACCATCCCAAGCTGCTAGTATTTCTTTTGGTGTCATACCATGCCATTTAGATCTTTTGTTTTTAGATGATTTTTTTGCTTGTGCCTCTGCATCAAACTTAGGTTTAAATAAACCAACAAAAGATGTAACACTAGTCCATTTAATAGCATCTTTTGAAAGATCTTCATTTAAACTTTCATATATGTGACCATCCTCTTTAAATATTACTGTCATCTTCTCTAAGTTTTAAATTTTTACTCATTTGTTTTATTTTTTCATCATGCTCCTTTTTTTCATCTGCAATTATTTGTTGTTTAAGTAAATTTTCTATTGCACCTGGCATTACTGCTTTCCATCTACCTTTTGGACATGCTGATGATAAAGCTCTTAATTTTAAACTTAAACTACATCCACAATCAGAACAACAGGGCTGTGTTCCATTAACAGCACATGCTTTACCTGTCTTATCTAATAAAGGACATATTTTACATTCTTGCCATCTTAATTTAGCTACAGCTTCTACATCATCTTTTTTAAATACTTTATTCTTTACACCTTCAGTAATTTGTTTTATATTTCCTAATGCACCTAATAATTTACTTATTCTCATTTTTAAAATCCTTTTTTTGTTGTATTTTTTGATTTACTTCAAGAAGAGCTTTTTCCATTTGTTCTAACTTATTTTTTACAGCTACAGACTTTTCATAACCTTTATATGTAGTCTTTTGTAAATTACCTAATATATCTTTATTTCTCTTAATTGCTTTTTCAAGTTTATTTTTACGTAAACTAAATGTACCTAAATTAGGTAATATGATTTTACTTGATCTTAAGTTAGATAAATTATCTCTAAACTTCTCATAGAAAAAATATACTAAATCTGCAACTACATCTTTATGTACATCTGCTTTTTCTGCTATTTCTTTATAAAATTGTTTACTCTTCTTGGGATTCAAAACTTAATATTTTATAATCTAATAAGATTGTTTCTTCTGTTTGTATATTCATAATAGGATTTATCTTTATAATCTTCTTATTCTTACCTTCTTTTACTATTAAGTTTTTCTTTTCTGCTTTTGATAAAGCATTTCTACATGATTGTGAACTTTTAAAAATGCCACTGCTAGATATATGCTCACAAAATTTAGTTAATTCAATAGAATCAAGTTTAGATAACTCTAATAAACAATTAAGATCTGACAAACTTATTTGTATATTATTTAAAAAGCAATAAGTAAGGATCTGATATTTTATTACCATATCCTTACTCATTCTTACTTTCTTGTCAACTTTATTAACTATAGCCATGAAGTAACAATATCTTTACTGTCTAGTAATGTATATGTAAAATTATTATTCCATGTATCTCTAGCTTTTCTACATATTTTCATAAATAATCTCCAATCATCATTAGAAGCTATCACTTGACAACCTGCTGACCATTTATCTACTTGACTAGATTTTTTACCAGCATATTTAGTTGCTCTATGAATGTTAATACCAAAAAGCCCTGTTTGCGTATTATTATCATCTAGATCATAATTATTATCCCTATTATTATCTCTATAGACTGTCATAGGATTTTGCTGACCAAGAGCTTCATATCTACCTTGATGTTTTCTAATCTTATGACTATGTCTATATTGACCTGGTTTTAGTACAGCAACTCCTTCTTTTCTCATTATGTTCTCAACCCAATGAGTACCTGGATCTGTTGTACAATCAAATGTATGAAATTTCCATATGCCATTTTCTTTGTAAGACAAAGTCATTAGATCATCAAATCTATTTGTAACTTTAAAACCTGTTGAAGAGTTTCTGATCCCAATTACGTTAAGATTATATTCACCTCTTGTGAAGTACTTATATTCTTTTTGTTTCATAGTCTCTTCTATTTGTTCTCTAGTATATTTCATGATTTTGCACGTTTTAAAGATCTTTTCATATCTTTTTTAATAGATTCTGCCATTTCCTTTCCGGATTTAGAAGCAGATTCAACAGAACTAAGATCTGGTTTTACATTCATAGTTGGAGAAGGTGTAGAAGGTGCAGCAGGCATATCATCATTACCTGGACCTGCCATACTTTGAGCAATAAACATTTGTGCCTGTAATCTTTCAGCACGTGTTTTTTCTATATCTCTTAAGAGACCTTCATATTCTAACTGAGTTTTAAGAGATGGAATTGTGCTTTTATAATAAGCATGAATCTCTTTTCTTTTCTTTTCCATTTCCTCCTTAGACATTTCTGCAGGATTTGGAATATTGGTTTCATTTGCCATGTTAAAAAAATTTTAATTAATAATAAGGCAAATATAAACAAATAAAATTTAAATCAAAAAAGTTTAGGATATTTTTTATTTTCCTTTAATTTTTTCAAATGAGCTTATACCAAAGCTACCTAATGTAACAATAACAAATGAGTTATATATAACTTCATTTATAACTAGTTCCATGCCACACCATCCTGTAATTAGATCACATATAGCAAATATTACCATTAAAATAAATGATGCAAAGCCAACTATAGCTTTTTCATTTATATCATTTTCATCTTTAAATAATTTCCACATAACTTAACATTTCCATTTTTTTCTTGCAAGACATGCTCTTTTCTTAGGAGTTTTCCTGCAATCTATATTAAACTTTTTAATCTGGCCTAAATTCCTTGCACAAAAAGATCTTTTACGTGGTCCTCCTCCTGGTTGAGGTGGTTTTAAATTAGATCCTGTTTTACGGTTGATCATTTTACGGCCTTTAGCTGTAAGACCTCCTGACTTACTTTTACAACCATTTTTAATTGTACAGCCTGCCATACCACCTTTTTTGAATGATTCATACATTCCTGGTACTTTTCTGTTTCTATCATCATATATTGGGGCAACATCTGTCCCTGCTAATATTTGACTCATTTTATTTCTTTTTATTTTTTTTCCAACTAATTCTTTTTTTACTGGTTTTTTTTCTAGCTGCAGATGTACATTGCGCTTTAGTAGGTCTGCAAGCAGGATATGGTCTTTTAGAATCAGTTCTAGACTTTCTTCCACAAGGCTTTCCAGTCTTACAATCTATCCAACCTTTACCCTGGTTTCTACTAAACCATTTACGTAAACCTTCTTTAGCCATTATTTTTTCTTTTTCTTCTTTTTAGAATTACCCCAATTAGCAGCGCCTACCTTTCTACACTTTACTAAAGCTCCTGATCCATAAGCAGATGGCCAGGTACCTCCATTTCTAGTATATCTTGCTTTTACTTTATAATAGCATGCATCTTTCTTACTACCACCTTTTTTATATTGTTTGTCCTCATTTACTTTTTTTAATACTGACATCTTACTTTTTTTTATGTTTTTTTCTAATTGCTTCTTTTCCTTTTTTAAATATACTTACTACTTGTGTCTTACCCATAACCTTTGCTCTCTGTTCACCAACAGTAAGTATTTGTATTTTTCTTGCATAAGGTTTACTGATTTTTTTAACCTTAGCAACAGTTGCTCTAGCATCAGCTGGTGTAGCAAACTTTATACTAACAGTATCTTTTGGATTCTCATCAGTATATAGTCTTCTACCACTACCTTTTGGTTTTTTACCAGTCCCTTTTTTAGGATCTTTTCTTTTAGCCATTACTTTTTATGTAATTTCTGTACTTTAAATTTAGCAACAAGTGATGCACCTTTATGTGGTGTAAATTTACCTGTATGTTTCATTAATTTATAACCTGCTCCACTTTTCATCCAGTGAAAGCCAGCAGGGGCTTTAACAGACTTCATACTAGTAGATCCTCCTTTTTTATAAACACTCTTAGGCATTTTAGCATTTGACTTTGTAACTTTTCTTTTATTCATAATTAAAACGGTATTGTTATTGTTAAACTCCCTGATCCTTTACCTATATTTAAACTACCCCATACACACATTCCATATTTGCAAAACCCTCTTGATGGTGGATTTGTGCATTGACAATTAGGTAGATTTAATCTAGGATCTCCTGTTCCACCTACTTGTTCTGTAAATTTAATTTGTGCAGCTAAAAAACTTCTTAATTCAGCTAATGTTAATTTATCTTCTTTTAATTGTCTAGCTCCTGCCTCTCCTCTTCTTCTTGCTATAGTATTAAATATAAATTCAGATGTATCTATAAGCGTATCACTATCTACAATTATTTCATGATATGTTTTTACTTGATCATTCATTTTAAAAAGTTTTACGTTTACCACCGTCATACTCCACGGCATAACCTTCTTTTACAAGACAATCATTTACACAAACTTTAGTTATTGTATCTTTGCCTGCTATTTTATCTATATGTAATCTACCAAGAACTCTACCATATTTACCTAGCTCTTGTGATTCTAATTCAAAACAATTAGCTGCACCATCTAACATATCTATTAGTCTTTCTTTTGCAGCCAAACCTAATTTCTTTTCAACTTTGTTTCTAGTTCTAGACTCTGGTGCATTAATACCAGCAAGTCTAATCCTTTTTTTAATGTGTACACCAAACCCTAGATCTATCATTGCATCTATTGTATCACCATCAACTACCCTTACACACTTTGCATTATAGTTATACATTATTAAATATTTTATTTTTAATCTTAAGCAACTCTGCACATTTTTCATATTCCTCTAGATCTTCATAATAATATATTGTATCATTATAAACATCTTCATCTGGCTCATCACTTGGATTATATATCATAATTGCTTTTAAACCATACTTATCATTTACGTCTAAAAGATCCTCAAATGAAGCTTTTTTTGTTAAAACCATATAGGAGTTTTCAAATGCTTGTTCTACAATATAGTTTTCATATTCTATTTTTTCTTCAAGACTCATCTTTTCAGATGATTCTTCATTGAAAGGATCTTTTGACATAATTTTAAGTTTTAGTTTTTTAACCTCTTCCTCTACTCTTCTTTAGAGAAGAAGAACCTTTGAATCTTGCAGCTTCCATTCTTGGGTCCATATTGTGAGATCCACCATACATCATGTATCCCATACCCATAGTTTTAGGCTTTTTTTTGTCACCACCCGCACGGTAGTTACTTTTTCTTCTAGTTCCTGGCATAATTTTAAATTTTAATAGTTAATAAATAATTACATCATGTTTCTTCTAAACATTCTGTCTCTTTTTCTATCCATACGTCTATCACGTCTTGCTTGCTGTCTTTCTGTTCTAGCATCTATTCTACCCATCTTTCTAGCTTGTCTGTCCATACGTCTATCCATTCTTCTTTCTTGTCTGTTCTCTCTTCTGTCCGCTCTACGTGCTTGTCTTTCCTCTCTTCTATCAGCTCTTCTAGCTTGTCTCATCTCTCTCATTAGGTCACGACCTTCTTTTCTAGCCGCTCTACGCATAAATCTGTTTCCTATTCTAGTTAAAGCTGGATCTGGTCCTCCCATTCCAGGTGCCATATAGTTAAATCCCATAGTTCCTGGTCCTGACATTCCCATCATATTAAATCCTGGTCTTGCATAAGCTGTTTGCATAGGGTTTACAACAGGCATTATATTTCCTGCTGAACCACTACCATACATGCCTGCTTCAACGGCAGAGCTTAAATCTCCAGTAGTATTATAATTAGCTATTCCTTCATCAACCATATCTGGATCTAGACCTGCATCTACTAGTTCACTTTTAATTTCTCCCATATCTTGATACGAAGCCAATCTTTTATTTCCGCCTCCATACCTCATTCTTCTACGAGGTGTCCCACCAGATTTAAGATAACCCATTTTGTTTCTAACACTAGGCTCTAATGCTCTTAATCCGTTATATTTTTTACCTTTTGGTATTTCCTTAAGTGCCATAATTTTTATTTTAAAATTAGTATTTCATTTTTAAGTTACCCTTCTGTAAAGGATCCCCTCACTATTTAATATACAAAAACTCCCCCGGTAATGCAAAAATAATGTGTTTAAGGTTCTAATGGGGTTTATGTTTTTGGCTCCCCCAATAAAAACCGGCAGTGTACTACCCCGTGGTTGTACATAATGTCAACAACAATAACTTAAATAAATTTAATTAATTATGAAAGAAACAACTAAGAAGTTGAAGAACCGTGGCAACAATGCACTTGTTATAAGCAAAGATAATGAGCCATGGGTTCAAGGTAATAAAGAATGTATAAAGAAGTTCCCTTGGCTAGAAGGTGTGCCTATGCACAATGTTGACCCAAAAGGTCGCCTTGGCATATTTCCTTGCAAGAAAGGTTCTAAAATGGCAGAAGCAATATTAGGTGCGCCTCCAGGTACAGAGTTACCATTGTACATCACGGATGAAGAAATAGAAGGTCCAGATGGCAAGATATATTACCGTGCCGCACTAATAATGGATTTCTTTACTAATACTAAAGCAAAGGCAGATGAATAATCTGCTTTTGGCTTTAGCTTGTCTTACGGAAGCTACGGTAACATGGAACTTACTGTAGCTTTTTACCTGCTTATATAGCAATCCAGGTCCTGAACCTAACAAGAACAGTTGTACCTGCAACTATACAGCAACTTTTTTATCTTTTTGCTCCCAAAATAATTTTTGCACAGCAAAAAGTTGTGTGTGTTAGTGTGTAAAGATGAGGTATACAATACCACATTTTACCACTTAACACCACATGGTCTAACGGAATGAACCGTATTAAATAATATAGCTATAACTAGAGTGATTACAGTGGTTAATGACAGTAATCAGCATATGTGTCCAATTGTAACTACTCTTGTTATAGTCTTATGTTCTCTCTCTATAGGATAATAGAGACAGTTACCGGGGTGTTTGTTTGAATTCTACCTGTTATCAATACAATTCAAACCAAGGCAAGTGATGCACCTTCATTACTTGTTGGGATAGGTTGTAACCGCAAGGTTATAAATAATCCAGAGATAATATTACAGCTAGTAGGATGCTAGTGATGGGTATTATTAGGATAATCAGAATGAATGGCAGCTACCATAATTGCTAGTCTATTAGAGATGTAGTTATAATATATGTGCACAATGTATTATAACTCTCTCTTCTTATAATCTAACAGAGTAAACTGTTTAAATCATTTTAACCAACTAACTATTAATACAGGATAGCAAATGTCTGTATTAATTATACCTGTAAAATTAGTTACAACTATAATATGCCATTGTAAGTAGAGAGCTGCTTACAAGGAGTGTGGAGTTAGTTGGTGTAAACTAACGTCACCACTGACGTATAAACAATACCAGTATTAAAAGTACTGTTATAGTAAACAGTTGTTATGATTGTTTATTTAAGTGGGTAGTGATTAAGGAGGGACATTATAGCTACTGTTCTTCCTTAATCCGTTTTGGTCTCATAGCTCAATTGGATAGAGCAACAGCCTTCTAAGCTGTAGGTTCTAGGTTCAAGTCCTAGTGGGATCACGAAATAAATTGTATAACTTAATAATAATAACCATGAATCTAAATAATATTTTAAAGAAACTAATAACAACAGAAGATAGAAAAAACTTACATGACTATGTTTTTAATATGCTATTACACAATACAGATCAAGCAGTATTAGAATATTGCATACATGCTATATGTGAAGATAAAAAGCCAATAGTATTACATACAAATGATATTATATGGTTTAATCCTGTAGATAATATGTATGAACTTGAAGATATACTTGTGGATGCAGATAAACTAGTTGATGCTAATCTTTTAAATAAAGATGGTCTACTAAAAGGTAGAATTATATCAGATACAGGTTATCAAGAAAGATGTAATCCTTATGCAGCAGAATATAAAGTAAATGCTTATATAGGAATTAAAGATAATTATGAAGGTAAATTTAAAGAGATAAGGATTAAAAGACAAAACATATGGGCAATAGTAGAAGAAGATTCGGTATAGTTGACCATGATGTTGTCACTGATCCTAATTTGTCTTTACAAGCTAAAGGTGTTTATGCAGTCATAAGCACCTTTTGCAACACCAACAGAACTTGTTATCCATCCATTGCAACTATTGCAGATTTATGTGATGTGAGTACAAGAACTGTGGATAGAAAGCTTAAAGAATTGAAAGATAAAGGTTATCTTCATAGGAATGGAAAAATAATTAAATTATTATAGCTATATATATGCTATATTTATTTATTACTGTCTGAATTAGATTAGTATAAATAAATATAATAGTATACTTTTGTGCTATGATATATCAATTACCAAACGGGCGTATAATAGAACTGACATTAGAACAATACCTAGATTTAACTGATGATGAGTTAAAAGATTTAAACGGTCTAGATTCTAGCTACACTACTGACCCTAAAGGTCCTTTCTATAAATCAATTCTTGATAAAGCAAAGAAAGAAAAGAAAGATATCTCTTCTTCAGGTAATTATGAACCTGGAATTGATGAGATATCCAAAGATGATATCATTAATGATGAATATTTTCATCGTGATGATACCTAAACAACCAAATTAATTAACTAAATATTTTTAAAAATGATTGAAAACAACCAACCAGTTGTCATTTCACGTGATGAAAGTGGCAACATTATTAGAGTATCAAAGAACAATCCTGAATACGGCTTTGTTAGAGTAGAGCAACCAACTTTTGCAATAGCAGGAGGATGGGTAGATGACAAAACTAGATCTGCAATTATCAACGGTAAGCTTGAAAAACTACAAAGAATGCTACCAGCGTTAGAAAAAAATGAAAAGAACTTAAAAGGACAAATTATTATTACTGAAAGGTTTGAGCCATTCTTTACTAACACTGAACATCCTAAGTATGAGCAATTAAGAGATAAAAATCTTAAGATTGCAGGTGATACAGGTGTAGTTCTTAAAGGTGTAGATCCTGAAACAGGTGAAGAAAGACCTATTTATAGAAAAACTGAATTCACTAGTGATATGAATGCTACTGATACTTTTATTTCTCACATTAACAGTGATGAGATAAGAGCAGCACAAGCAGGAACTACAACTAAGGAAGCAAAAGAAGATTTCATGGCAGCAGCAGAAGAAGCTGACAAAGAAGTTGAGAAAGAAGAAGAAGTAGAAATGGAAGATGAAACTTTTGAGCTATAGGTCTGTTAACACCTTAAGTTAATAATTTATTTCAAGTGAATTAGGGATTGTTAGAAATAGCAATCCCTTTTTCTTTATACAAACATTTAAATAAATAATCATGTTAGATAAAAATCAAGCAAATAAAATAAAATTACAACAAAGAAAAGATAGATACGAATACATGGGTTTACTAACTGAGTATCAATTAGTTATGAACACAGGTAGTTTCGTTGAGTATACTAAATTAAATCCAAAGCAACACTTTATATTTAAAAGAGTATTGCATGGTCTAAAGATGTATAATGAAGCAGAGATTGCTAAAATGCATTGGGATAAAAAGAGAAGAGTGATTAAAGTATGGAAGCGTGGTCAAGAGGTTATTAATGAGCTAAAACAATGGGTAGCTTATAAGCAAGTTCAACCTATTTTTCGTATATTTGCTAAGTCTGAATTAGGCAGGGCAATATATGAATCTGAGTTTGAATATTTACCAGACTACAGGAATAAACATACACTTAAAGACTTAGGATTAAACTATTCAGATTTAATTCTAAAGTTTATGAGTGTAGGATTAGTTCCTAAAAACTTTTATAGTTTAAAATGAGACAGAAATCAAAAAAAATGCAGAAGCTTGATGCAAAGTATAGTAAATTAAGGAGGGTATTTCTTGATGACTATCCTATGTGTCAAGCTGCACTGCCTAAATGTACTGTTAAATCTACAGATGTTCACCATAAAAAAGGTAGAGGGATCTACCATAATGATGTAACTACTTGGTTATCAGTATGTAGGAACTGTCACAACTGGATAGAACTAAATCCAGTAGAGGCAGAAGAATTAGGATTTTCAATTAAAAGAATATGATTAAATTATTACAATACTTAGCAGTAACTTTAAAAAGAGAAGATTTATATAATCTTGCAATGTTTTTGTCAGAGAATCCTGACATTATAGATCAAGAAACTTTAATGCATATAGTAGATGAGGTTGATGGATGGAACAGTAACAATGAACTGTACCATGAAGAATACAATA